AACTTCAATTTCAACGCCTTCTTCAGTTGAAGAGTTAATTGCCTTTGCTGTATCTTTTTTCATGGTAACTGGGTGTTTCTTACCATTAAAATTAAAGTGAGACTTACCGCCTTTATGAGCGGCAGCAGCTGCACCATGAAAAGCAGTGCGTTCGTTAGCTGGAATATCTTCCGGAATTACAAACTGAACTTCTTTACCTTCATTGTAAGTTTCTTTGCTAACCCAATGTTTAGCATTTGGATCAGATCCTTCGTTAGTGCACTCACACATCTCTTTGACCTTACCGTATTCACACCCACAGTCTTCACAGACCATACCGGTCATGTCTTTCTTTTCGTGCATGCTCAGGTAAGCCCGAGCCACACTCTTTAGTCTTTCGTCTAATGACATTTGGCTTCTCCTTATAACATCCACATATTGACTAATGTGCCGGCACCGGCAACAATTATTACCCAAAACAGCCTGTGGATAAATTGTACTGTTCTGGAATTCTCATCTACTTTAGCTCCAACTTCATCAATTTTTTGACTTAATCGGTTTATTCTTTCATACATTTTATCGTGATCGTCTTGCAAACCGCTTATCTTTTCTTCTGCACGAGCTAGTGAAATCATGGCGTCGGCCAAGCGATCAAGTTTTTCCTCGATTCTATCAAGTCTCGTATTTGTTGACTCAGCCATATTTATTCCTCTACTGAATTACAAACGTTAAATTTTTATGATCAGGATATGTGACTGCAACGTGTCCTTCTGGACAATCATAATCGATATAAGCAATTAGAGTAGCAGTACCTTTTGCTACTTTATGCCTATGATCTTCAGCAATTTGCATTTTATATGCAAACGTGTCAATCTTATCATTTGCAGGTCCCATAAATTTTCCAATGCTACTTGTAGCGGGATGTATAATGTTTTCACTGTCTCTAACTGTAAGAGTAAAATCTGTAACTGTGCAGTCATCGCGATGTTTTTCTCTTGCTACTTCTACTTTGAATTCGCCATTAACTGGACCGTTAGAAATATTAAAATATTCAGGAGCCCAAGTAAGAATGTCTTTGCTAGAGAATTTATCCCATACAGTATATCCACCACCTAGCATAGCTAGAGTTGCTGTTACAACACCGATGCCTTTAGTTAAATTCTCTATATCAGGGATAATCATTAGTTATCTACTTTTGCTCCAGCTCTCCATTGATAACAAGACCAATACCTTGCTTTCCATTTTGGTCCTGGATTATCACAATTGTGGCGAGCTCTAAAATTTTTTCTTCTTGCTGGATCATCTCTTTTGATTTCCATATTTGGATCACCAAAGCCCAGCTTAATTACGTTACCTTTTTCGTTCTTAACATAAACGTAAAACTTTTTCTTACCATCGCTTGACCTTGAAGGGTCATTCAATTTAACTTTTAGACCTTTATATTCAGCAGCTTCAACTTGTAAATCTTCATAAAGATTACAGTCTTCACAAGCCTCGTCAATTTGATTTAATCTAAAACTATTAAACTTATCCACCGAATTCATGACCCGCAACCCTTTTCATTTGCTTGTTATATTCTGCCTGTGATGGCTTATCTTTATAATATTTAATAGTAATTTCAGGTTTTTCTTTACCCTTAATACGCCACTTATGTCCCATATCAATATGCTTTGGATCAGTAACTTTTACTACTCGGCGTTTATAACCTTGTTCCCAAGTTTCACCTTTATATTTACCTGTGCCTTCTTTAAGTTCGTTTTTCATATAATCACGAGCAGTGTCAATATAATCTGCCGCTTTTGTGATTTTATTTTGAACCCATTCAGGCATATTAGTATCGTCTCTTAGCATTCCCGCAAGTTCAAGAGCGGCATCAGCAATAGTTTGTAATTGGCCTTTTGCCATATCGCCTTCTCTATCATACTCATTTGGATCTTTATCTTCAACTTGGCCAGGCGTCATTTTTTTAGTATGATCGCTATAAGCTTTAGTTCCAATTTCGTAATACTCGCGAAATTTCATTAGATTTTTGCCTTCATTGCTTTAGTCATTTGAGCAATAACTCGTTTCATATCATCCATTGGTACTTGAATGTATTTACCACGGCCTTTACCATAGTTAATTTGAAAACCTACTTTACCCTGACCCATTGCAAATCGATCAATCTGAAAACCTACACGGTCATCAGTAAACATATTAGTAGCTTCATTCATAGATTCCATTTGAACAGTAACAGTATGTGGTTTACCTTTTACATGAACAACAGCATTTCCTTCTTTATCTACGTTTCCATCCCAGTCACCTTTTGCATGAGATTTCTGAGCAGCTTTTACCTTTGGATCTCTAGCAATTGCCGGGTCTAATTTAGCTGGCTTTGAATAGACTTTTTCATCAAGCTCTGTATTTTCAACATGAGCCTGCATAGATGCCTGCATAGATTTAACTCTTTTCTTAGTACCAAATTTACTAGTATCAGATTTACCAAGCATACCTTTTTGGCCAGTACCAAAATCGTCTTTGCCGTGCCAACCAGCAGCTTTACCTGGTGCTAGCTTAGTAACCTTACCACCTCTTGCTTTAAATGCAGCAACTGCTTTATCGTGAGCAGCTTTTTGAGCAGGTGACATTGCTTCATGCTTTTGAGCTTTTTGTTTTTGATACTCTCTTTCAGCATCACGATCAGCAGCAGTAGCAGCACCTTTTCTTAGACGATCTGATCTTGCCTTTGAAGCTCTATACATGGTATCAGCTCTTGAAGAGTCTTTCCCACGGGCATCTTGCTTTGAGGCAACTGCACCAATCCTTGCTGTTTTTTTATCAGCCTTATCAGCTGCACGATGAAGAAGTTCAGGACTCAATTCGTTGAGTTTAGCTTCTTCGAGTTCTGTTCTAAAACCAAAAAATGTTTTCATTGTTTATCCCCTTACTTTTGACGCTAGGTCTTTATCTGCTTTGCCCCAAGTGCCTGAGGACTTAGTTACGAATGAATTTACTCTTGCCATCCCCCATTGAGCTGCTGTTGTACCTGGTCTATGGCCAGTTCTCCATGCTGCAACTCCACGGTTGTATACCTTTCTTAGAATACCAATTGGCATTCCAGATTTATCAGCTTTTTTCTGAAGAGCTGTTGTAGTAGCATCTTCACAAAATAACCTAAACGACCTCATTTAGTGCTCCTATTAGCTCTCATTGTATCTCTCGTACGAGCCCTGTCTAACATACTATCGTGTTTGCGTTTATCTGCTTGCTTTTCGCGATTGATTTTTGATTTAGCTCTATCAAAGTGAGTGACTGCGTCGCCAAACATCTGTTTAAACTTTTTAGTATGTTTAGAGGGTTTAGTTTTTGCATCTGCATCACCCGGCGCTGGCTTATAGGCTGATGGATCATCGTCGTCTTTAGCCGCGCCTTTCTTAAAATGAGCATCTCTTTTTTGCTTAGTTGATTTAGATAAACCCTTGTGATATATTGATGGCTGTGAACCTTTTTTGTGACCAATATCAGGATCTTCACGCTCTTCTTGCATAGCCTCTGGTAATCTTTCAACATCACTAATCCACTTTCTATATTTTCCGCCATTCATTTCGATAAGGACGTAGTTTGAACCACAGAAAATAACTGTACCAATTTGATCATTTTCTTTAACTACAACTAAATCGCCTTCAGCGTATAATTCGCCAGCAACATAAGCTTCTCTTGTTTCAGATACTGATTCAAGCTGAATATGCGTTCTATAGTCATAAGACTCTTTTAATCCCATGCCTTTACGAACATCGTTCATAAGTTTTCTATTATCACGATAGTTGCCGGCAAGACCTGCTGAGAAATTCTTAAGATCATTTGCTGCAGCGTATTTACGTAGCTTTGAAGCTGACATACCTGAAGCGTCATCGGCATCTGGATCTCTTTGGCCAGCAGAGACAATATTGACTCCACCTTCAAAGTTATAGAAACCGTGGCGACCTTTGACATTATTATATTTGTTGAGAGTTACCTCATATTCTTGTACTCTATCTGAGCCAGCTACAATGTTTACTGAAGTAAAACCTTCATTGTAAAGAGCTGTCATAAGGTCAAACATGGTACGTATTTTTGGCGAATACATTATAGATCTAGCGTGTTTTGGAAACATTTTACGCATAACTTTGACCTTATCTTTATAAGGCAAAGGATCTTTGTAGTAACCTTCTTTGTCTTTTTGACCTTGATATGTCTGTGAGGTATAAATTCGATATGTGTCACCCTTTGCTACCTTAGCAACGGTAGTCATTAGCTTTTCATGACCAATAGTTGGAGGGTTAAACCGACCCCAAGCTACTGTTACAGCTTTCTTTTCTTCAGTGACATATTGAGTAAAACTTTTGAATTGCACTATACTACTCCGGCTTTTTTCGTAGCTTAGTGCGATCCTTTTGTCTTACGGATGGTAGGAGTTTTCTTGCAATTCGATCGATAGCGCCTTTACGTTTTGCTACCATTTTTTCGAGTGCTGCTCTTGAACCGTACGACAAATCGCCTTTACTTTTATTTTTTAGAATTTTTTTGACAATGATATTTCTGGCTTGTCTTTGTGCGCGGTTTTTTAGCACATCAGTTGAAGCTGCCTTACGGGCAGCTCTTTTACGCCCCATTGCAATCTTTGCTTTATTGCGACGCATAGCCTGTTTCTTTTTCATACGCTGTTGAATGCCGAGAACTTCGACTACAGCTTCTTCATGAACAGGTATATAACTCTTAAAACTTAACATTTCCGCTCTTTCCATTAGGATCGGGACACATTGTCCCAGCCTTTTATCACGTCAGGAGAGAAGTTATTAGCCGAAAATTCCATGCGATCGACTAGTTTAACTG